TCCACTATTACTCCACTCCTAATACTTCTCTTACTCTATTCCTTGATGCAGTGCCACCCCAAGGTAGGACTACTGTGTCTGAAGCATCGATTCTTATTCTACATTCTTCCAGTGTTTTGAAGTGGTACATACATCCCCAATATGGCAAATACATGTCATCTTTTTGATAGATTTTCTCACCTTTGTATTCTTCAAGGAATCTACTTTCCATCAAATCTTTATGAGCCTCGTCTACACAATGATGACAATACAACCCTTTAATCTTTTCGCCATCCACGTCTTTTAGCTTGTTAATTTTTCCATTATTAAAGTTTTCAAAATTGAAGACTGCTAATAGATTTTCACATCGCTTACATTTTGGTGGATGTGCTTCTAGCCATTCTTGAACTGTTGGTCGTTTTGCCATGATGATTATTCCTCCTATAGAAAATCACTTAAGTTTGAATCTCGTGTGTTCAGCCATTTGTGTACTACTCTGCCGAAATAATCCGCGAATGTTTCTGTTTTTGTAAGAACCAATCTATTATTGACGATTGTATATTTGTTAGCGAATACATCTCTGACTGTAAACCTTTTAACTCTCTCCATTATTCAACCCATGTATCAAAGATATTGACAATCTTATTTTTAACGTCTATTGCTATCTGACACTCAGAAAATGAGAACCCCTCAAAGTCTTCGAAGATTGCAAATAACTCTTCTAGTGAATTGAATTCAACATCTTTTAACTCTTTGTACTCGGGGTTTCGAGGAGAGACCTCATTTAGATGCTTATCAAAATCAATGCCCTTGCTTATTAACGCATCTCGATATTCGTGTAAGAACTTTCCTCCAAGTGAACGAACGCTAACTTTCATCCTAACTCCTCCTAATACTTATTAAAATCGTGATTTTATTAGTTACTCATTAAGAAGCTTGCAGACCATTTCAGCCTTTTTTATATCGTAGAATGTAGCCACTAATAAGTCTTGACTACCGTGTCTAAAAAAGTCTCCATCCTTCTCGTACATCTCTATTTCGCCATTACGCTTCTCTTCTAAGAAATACTTCTCTTCCATGATTACAACTCCTCAAACTTGTCCTTTTAGCAACTCCAAGATTTCGTCTATATCACTTTCTTCAACCTCGAAGATTTTTGCTCTATCGCATATGAACTTAATTTTTTGCATGGTCGTTACGCACTCGTGTAAGATGGCGTGGAGTGGTCTCTCCAGTACTTCAACTGAACTAAGTTCTCCTCCAAATATTCTGAAACTACATTGACTCTTATTACTAAATACTTCCAAGACTTGACCTTCGCCATCATGACTCCAAGAGATGACATCTACGATTTCACCGTTATCAAAGTTGTCTTCTCCAAAATAGATACCTTTTGCATCAATAATCTTTACTTTTGCCATTCCTCATCAACTCTCTCTTTTGCAATGGTTTTGTTAATGCGTTAAAAATAAGAATAAAAAGTATAATCCAATTACTGCAAACGGTGGTAGAAATATTGAATTCAAGAAGCTTACCATTTCTCTTTTGTTCACTTTCGTAACCTCCTATACTTTATTTACTCGTCTGAAGGTCTATGTCGGGAATGATAGTTTCGGGTCTGAATAAAACTTTATAATGGTATGCATCTTCGTATTTTGCATCTGTTTGTTCTGTGAGGTAAGTTACATTATCACTCAATCGAAGGAAGTGCTTCTTGTATTGACCTTCTGCAACCTTACATGTTACTTCAAGCTGTTTTCCTTCGTCAGCAATAGAGCATAATCCTTCAACGGATAATAGGTATTTATCGGTAATCCCATTGATGAATACTACTCTTCTTTGCACCTCGAAAGAGTCTGCTGACTTTGATAAGTTATGCGAAACTGTATCTGCTTCTGTCCCTGTACAACCTGCCAAAGTAATAATTGTTACAATACCTAAAATAATCAATCCAATTTTCTTCTTCAAATTTATCATTCCTTTAAGTTTTATTTGTCATGTAGTTTGTGTCTGCTATTTGTTAAAAAACGTTAGATACAAGCTTTGCGAAGAATCCTATAGCCCACATGCAAAGAACGAATAGAATAATATATACAGATGGATATCTGCCTATCAAATCAAGTAATGCAATTCCTATTGCCATGAAGCCAGTTGATATTATTGCGATAAATGTTCCTTTTAAAAAATGTTCAATTATTACTCTCATCTTCTTCATCCTTCCTTAATCTCAATCGTGCAATTGAATAGTAAATTAAAAGTCTTAGCATACAGATTGTCTTCTTCGTACATATAGGTATTAGTCTTAGCGAGTTCCATCTCTAGCAGATGATGAATAAAGAACATCGCTCGGCTCATATTGATTAAGTCATGAACACTTCCAGTTTGATAATAAGCCAATGAATTTCCATCCTTGCCATACTCTTCTGTCTCATAATCCTCACCCAAGAACCTTAATACAGTTTCACACTCCCAATTAGAACTGAAGCTTACCAAGAAGTCTCTATCTACAACTTCGCCATTTCTCCATCCATGAGGAAGATAAGCCTTTCCATCAATCCCATAGTTCTTGCCTTCAGAACTATTTACTGTATATTCAATCTGAACAATTGTGTATTCATCGTGTATTAGGTTTGCTGTTTTCATGATTTACTTCCTCCTTATTTGAAGTTTATTAGTAATGATATTGCAAGTGCGATAGCTACTACATCATGAATTATTGATGGTGTTGCTTTGCCATAGATTAACTTCTCCAACACTGTCCAAGCTATTGCAATTCCTAGATATAAAAGCGTGGCATATACTACGTCAGTAATAAATTCCATCATGAAGTCAACGCCTCTCGCTTAGACTTCATGATTTTCTTAGCCTTGTTTCTCTTGTATTGCTTATATTTGTGAGCCAAGTCTTTCTTGTATATTCCAAACAACGTAATGTCATCCTCTATGCCCAATTGTTTATTAAGCTTGATATACAACCAATTGTTACGAGTCCAACCCTCTTGTGGAGTACAGTAGTTTCTCATCCAAACAATGTTGCCATTTGCCACGATGAAGTGAAGACCACCATATTTATAGTGAGTTGATTTATTATGTCGCTCACTTGAGAATGCCAGTATCGCATTGCGAGTCATTTTCAATTCTGCTTGCTTCTTCGAAATTCCCTTGTTGTCCTTTACTGTTTCACAATATTTGTCATACATTTTTCTTGATAGTTTTAGTTTTTCCATCGTAGTTTCCCCCTAGTTTTTGTTGTGTTACTGATATTGACCTCATTAACACCAATCTCTCTAAATCTAAATCAGATTTAGAAACCTTCATCTTTCCAATCGCTCTCCAGTTTACCTCTCTTAGTTCATCGAAATGGTCTTCGATTTCTCCTTCTCCAACCTGTTCGATGGAAACCTTGTAAATCAAACCATCTTGTTTAACTAACATTGATGACTGATTTTGACTTGTATATCCTGCCTCAAATCCTTTTAGACGATTGAGGATTACATGTAACTCATGAATTAATTTAAACACCTGTTGTTCCTCCTCAGAAGTTTTTGTGTAGTCTGTGGTGACATTTAGTGCAGTACACATCTCTAGCAGAATCTCCATCGATTACCGCGTGTTCATGTATACATAGTCCATATTGCTTTTCGATTTCATTTATCTTCTGTAGGCTCATTTTCATAGCCTGCAGTTTGGCAAATAATCTCTTGTCTTCTTCTTCTGTTTTAGAGTTAACATATAAAACCTCTAATTCCCTAACGCTCTTCTCGAGCCAGTGCATCATTTCTGTCCATCCTGTTTGAAATCCCATTACCCTAGTAGTCCTCCCCAAATCACTCCTGCGCTTAGCGCAAAGATGATTATAGAAACGAACCACATGACTAGGTGTATTGGTATAAGACCAGTACCTCCTGCGAATTTTAGGAAACCATTTACTGCGAATGCCCCAAAAGCGATTAACATTATCCAAGCTGTAATTATCATAACATCCTCCTTCTCATTTTGCAATGGTTTTGTTTAAATATCTTGTTCAATTAGACATGTACCAAAATCAATCATGATATTCTTGCCCATGTCGACCTCAAATACTAACTGTCTATGCGTTTCTCCCATACGGTTCTTGCCCAAGAATAGGATGAAGTACTCTTTCTCCTTATCCATCTTCTTCTCGCCTTTTTTCGTCTTGACAAGGACTTCGTTCTTGCCACCTTCTTTTTCTGACTCTAGAGCCTTTCTAACAAGCATTAGGGTAGATACTACGTCTACAACGTTCTTACTGACTCCTAAACTGTTCTGAGAAAGGTATCTTGATAACATGGCAGATTTACCCAATTGGTAAGTTACCCAAACGTGTACGTTGCGGTTAGATGGTTTAATTAAATCATAAAGCTTAACCATGTTCTGTTGTAGAGATAACCAAGCCTGTGCGTTAGCGTTAATATCGTCTGAATCCAATTTAAGTGTATCTAAGATAAAGTACTTGATGTCGTTGATTGCCATCTGTTTCTTCATAGTCTTGATAGCCTTGTCCATACTGAAACTGTTGAAGTTGACGAAGGTAATTATCCCTTCTTCCATCTTGGATTCTAACCAGTCAACACCCTTTTTAAGTACTTCAAACTCTTCGGCAGTAAAGTTACCTTGGTTAAATCTCTTCTTCTCAAAGTTGCCTTGGATAACATTATTGACTGCCCATGTGATAATTTCTCGTTTCCACTTAGACTCATCTTCTTCGTTACATTGTATAAGCAGTTTCTCATTGTATCGAATCATGTTAGGCATAACTTGAGATAATGTCATGAATGTCTTACCCATACCACTGTTTGCTGATAGCATGGTAATATTACCCAAGGCTTGACCATTGACATATTCATTGAGTAATGCTGAGAAATATGGGAATCCTCGGTTCTTTCCTTCATGGGCATCCATAACTGTTTGCCATAATCCCTTACTTAAGTCGACTACCTTCTCTTCTACAGATACATCTGCAAACACAGAGGACAACACGCCTTCTAATGCTTGCTGAATCGCTTCTGCAGTCATTACTTTATATGTCCCATACTGCTCCATGATTGGATATCCAAAGTCGTGTAGTCTTAGCAATGCATTGAACTTCTTAACGTCTGTTAGATAGCTATCAAAGTTCTCCTCTTGTACAAATGATATACCTTGCGAGATAGTATTGTATCCACCATACTCATCGTACATCTTCTGAAGGTTCTCATTTTCTCCTACGATAAGACCCATAACAACATCATCAAGGACTTTCTTCTTATCTAAAATTGCTTTCTTTGCGATGGCAAAGTAATACTTCCACTCGGGCTGAGAGAAGTCATCGACAGTAAGGTTGCTATCGAAATACAATTCAATATTCTTATATACGCTAAGTACTACATAACTCTCAGCATTCTTCTTTGCTTGCACCAGTGACTTTCTGAAGTCATCTTTCGGTGTACTTACTACCTGTTCACTCACTCTAATCCTCCAAACAATGACTTGATGCCATTACTAGTATTTTCTTCTTTTCGCTTAAGGTCTGCATAGTAATCAAATTCATCAACGATAACATCTTTCTTAAGCTTCTCGTTTGATTTGACTTGTGCATCCAGTCTCTTTTGTACATCATTAATCTCGCCTGCGATAAATCTGAGAATCCCATCAACGCGATGCTTATGATTGGCGAAGTTGCCTGTAGTTAAATACCCTCTTATCTTAGGCTTGATAACCTTCATTGTTACGAGGATGGTTTCAAACGAATATCCTCTAGGGAGTATCCGCGTATTCGTTCCGCTAGGATAGTATGTTCCGAGGCGTAACCCTAGCAACCTTTTGATTTCATGTTGCTGAAGAGGTGTTGTTTCATCTAGTTCCAATAACTCTTTTCTGAAGTACCTATAAACCAAATCCCAAGCACTATTTTCTTCTTTCTTTAACTCAACATCTTTTACTTCTTCGTTATATTTAATGAGACAGTTCATGTGAAGCTTACGATTGTATTGCCTAATCCCTGCGCTAGTTGCCATTGGGAATTTTTTGATAACCAAATCGTCAAAGCTTTCTATGACCTTGTCGCAGTAGTAACATTTTTGAACTTTATCTAAATCTAATTTACTTGGCTTAGCCATTATCTCACCGCCCTATTTTTAATACTTACTTAGTATACAACAGACTATCTGCTAATGCAATGGTTTTGTTTACAAATGTTTATGTTAATTCGTATTGTGGTATAATACAATGGTTCTTCAAATTTCG